TGCCAATGTGAAGCTCGCCGATCTCAAGGGACCGTATTCCGTCCGCGTGATGAACGACGGTTCGGCAACTGTGTGGATCGCGTTCGGCGACCTGAACGTGACCGCTTCGACGACTGCTGATGTACCAGTTGCTGCCGGTGCGAGCGAAGTCTTTGAGGGCCTGAACCAGGGCGATGATGCACTCTATGCCGCCGCCATCGCAGCCGGGTCCACGGGCAATGTTTACTTCACTCCGGGACGCGGGGGCATCTGATGGCGAAACTGACGACCAAGGCGCGCAAGGCGCTTCCCAAGAGCAAGTTCGCTGGTCCGGGACTGTCATATCCCGTGCCGGATAAGAGCCACGCCGCCAACGCGAAGGCTCGCGCAACGCAAATGGTCAACAAGGGCAAGCTGTCGCCTGCGGCTGCGGCCAAGATTGACGCCAAGGCAAATGCGGTGCTCGGCAAGGGCAAGCGCAAGGGCAAGAAATAGCGAGGGTAGCCAGTGACCCTCGTTTCAGAAGTCATCACGCGGGCCTACCGGGAAAGCCAGCTTATCCCGCTGGTCCAGAGCCCGAACACCAACGAGCAAAATGAGGCACTCCCGCTTCTTACCTCGCTGTTCCTCGCCTGCGTAGCGTTCGAAACAGGGGAAGAACTTGGCGAAATCAATATCGGCGGCAATTACGACCAATCGATCTGCGTAAGCCCGTGGATCCCGGATAATGCGCGGCTGATTCTCAATCTATCGGGTACGCAGACGCTCAAACTCGATCCCATGCCCTATGAAGGCCAGCGTCTCGCTTTTGCCGACGCTGGAAACAACCTCGCGACCTACAACCTCACGCTGGACGGCAACGGGCGCACAATTGAGGGCGCTACCAGTCTAACACTATCGACCAACGGCGATGCGCGGCAGTGGATTTACCGTTCTGACACGGCGAACTGGACCAAGATCACCAGCCTACAGCTCACTGATACGATGCCGTTCCCAGTCGAGTATGACGACTACTTTATCATCGGCCTGGCGATGCGCCTCAATCCTAGAAATGGCGCTGCTACCGCGAAGGAAAGCGTTGCAACCTATCAGAGCGTCGGTGCGGCTCTGAGAGCCAGGTATCGCAAGCCTCGCCGTCCGAACGAGCCTTTGCTTGGCCTGCTTCACCAGCGCCGCGGGTTCTATTCAGAAAGCAACACGGCTTTCAATTTCGGCAGGCCGTAAATGCGTATCCCGCTCGGCACAACCGACCTCAACCGGACGGTGGCGGGAGAGCCATATGTCCCACTTCTCAACCGCTACTTCGAGGCTGATCCGACCAACCAGAAGGATCAGGTCGCCTTACTTTCGCGCCCGTGTCTCAAGAAGTGGTGGAATGGCGGAGACGGAGCAATCCGGCAGGTCTATTCGCAGCCGGGATCATTCTCAGAAGCGCTGTTCTTCGTCGCCGGGACTCTGGTTTATAAGGCAACTCCGGGCGGCGCTGTCATAACCAACATCGGGGCACTCACCACGCGGACCGGCTTCGTCAGCATGGCCGCAACGGACATATACCTGTTCGTCGCCGATGGCTCGGCGCTCTATTACTATACCGAGAACGACTACGCGCGCGGCACGCTTACTGCTTCGGGGTCGATTTCGTCCGGCGAAACCGTCACCATCGGCTCGATCCACTACAAGTTCGCGACCGATTTGACGCCATCGGCAGATGGTTCATCCGGAACGCCTTGGTTAGTTCTCGTCGGCTCCAATACAGCCGAAACACTCGCCAATCTGGCCGCTGCGATCAATGACGATGGCACGGCCGCTCAATACTCGGCTGCGATTGAGCCGCATCCCGATGTCGAGATCGACAACACGACAGACACCACCTTGACCGTCCGCGCAAGGGCGGCGGGAACGGACGCCAACAGCATCGCCACGACCGAGACGATGGCGAACGGAGCTTGGGGTGCGGCAACGCTCGCAGGAGGCGGCGGAACCGCGTTCAACACGATAACCGTGCCCGATAACTTAGGGATCGTCTCCGTTGGAGTGATCGACGGCTTCTGCATATGTGTGGTTGCACAGAACCAAGGCGAGAACGGTCGCTTCTACTGGATCGAACCGGGATCGGTCACAATCGACGCTCTCGACTTTGCGACTGCCGAGAGGTCTCCCGATCCTGCGTGGGAAGTGAAGATCGTCGGGGACCAGTTCTGGCTTCCGGGTTCGGACTCAAACGAAGTCTGGGTTGTCACTGGAGACGGGGACGCGCCGTTCCTTCGCCAGCAGGGGCGCCTGTTCGATCAGGGCATCTGGCCCGGAACCATTGTCAAAATGAAGGACGGGACCGTGATCGCCTGCGGCACGGACGGGACCGTTTACGCGATCACTGACGGCCCGAGAGTCATTTCGACGCCGCAGATCACCCAGCGAATACGGGAAGCCATCAACGCGCAGAGGGCGGCATGACGCTATCTGTAAACCGCGTTGTCGATCACCGCGACCAGACGGATGCAAGTGCCATCACGCCGTATCACGCTGCGTTCATGTCATCGTTCTACTTCCTCAGTCCGAACGACCGTTACGCTGCGTCCGCTTACTATACGGACCCGACACTGTGTGTCGCGGACCTTCACACGCTGACAGTCGTCCAGAACCTCAACGTTGGCGACATCGACATTCTCGGCAATCCCTTGTGGGTTGCGGGAACGAACAAGATCATCTTCGTTGATGATAACGGCTCTATCTGGGCGACCGGGCAAGACACTAGCGGAGACATTTACGAGCTTCCACTGGGGGAAATCGGAACCAGTCCGCAGCTTCGCTTCACGTTGAGCGGGACCGATGATCCCTCTTTATGGGCGTTCGGGCAAAACTTCACACTGTCGGACGGAACTCAGCGCGTCGTTCTCATCGCTGCAACTACGGAAAGCGGATTTCACCCGGAAGATTATCACATCTGGGACGGATCGACCTACAGCAACGAAAGCCTCACCTTCGTTCCCAATGGGGCCTTTCAGGACGCCAATAGCGACATCTGGATTTACGGCGTTCCGAATGTCCTCGGAGCGGCTATTTCCACCTGCTACCTCAAGCGCGTCACCGATGTGACGGGCGCAAGCCCATACACGGCCGATCAGACGTTCACGGGGCTTCCTGCTTACTCCTATGCCCCGGCTGTCTACAATCCCGGCGGCTTGATCGGGACGTTCGTTGACGGCTCGTTTGTCGGCGGATGGTTTCAATCGGTCCGGCGCGACAACTCGCTCGGCTACCCGCCACTTCAATGCGACTACCTAATCAAGCTGGATCTTACCGCTGGAACGGTAACTGCTCAGGACATCAGCGCCACCGCTCCCTCCGGCTGCAAGTGGGGCTTGTCGGTCGGCTTCATTCCAACCAATTCGACGTTCTTCGCGTTGAGGGCCCTTCCGCAGCCCGATCCTTCGGCGTGGATTTTGACCGGCACGGACCCGGACCGGAAATATGGCTTCTTCTCGACCTCTACTTTGTCCCTCACGGCGAGCTATGACCTAACTGACTGGCACGCTGGCGATGACACTTACACCGAGACCTATGGATCGTCTGTTTCCATCTCCCATGACGCTGCCGGTGCGGAATATCTCTACACGCGCCAAGCCTTCATCGGGCAGTCCTATGGATCGGGATTCTTCCAGCCCGACAATCCAGACGAGCCCATTCAGAACGTCGGTAAGCTGTGGCTATACGAGATGGAGACGCCACCAGACGGGAGCGGAGACGGCGTTGTTGATGGCAGTCTGACGCTTCGCAGCTGGGCGTTCAGCCTCGACGGGCACGACTTCTACGTTCTTCGGCTTGGGCCGAATTACTCGCTAGTTTACGACATGCAGACCGGCATGTGGTCGGACTGGACGACGCCGGGACGGACCAACTGGCGAGCGCATATCGGCCAGAACTGGGTCGGAGCGAACGACTTCGGCATTGCTAATACGGACATTGTTGCGGGCGACGACGCAACCGGGACGCTGTGGAGGCTGGACACCTCGATAGGCCGTGATGATCGCTCGACAACCGGTGACGACAAAATCTCCCACATTGTCATGGGCGGCATACAGGTGACGGGCCGTGATTCCGTTCCCTGCAACGCCGTCGCCATAGACCTTGCTTTGGGAAGCCCGACCCAGACCGGGGCTTCGATCACCTTGGAGATCAGCGACGATCTCGGGCAAACATGGGTGAACTGCGGCTCCAATACGGTTGTAGCGAGCGATTATTCCGCCACCGTCGAATGGCGAGCGCTCGGGCAGATGAGGGCTCCGGGGCGGCTGTTCCGCTTCACCGATGACGGCGCGACGGTTCGCTTCGGCGGGGCTAACATGCGATGAACTTCTTCAAGATCAGGCCGCTCCAGGTCGGGGAGAAGCTGGTAGACAAGAACGGCGGCGTCATGCCCGCCTTTCAGATGCTGTGGCAGCAGCTTGTCGCCAATCCCGTGTTCGCTTTGACGGCAGCGCAGACGGCGCAATCCACGGCTGATGCTGCGGTTCCACAAACGCGGACGATCAACACCACGTCTCCAATCGAAGGGGGTGG